TTCCGATCTGGCTAATTATGAAGTAATTCGTACAATTTGTCATCAAAGAATGAATCATAAACTTAATGAATGGAGCGGTAAAGATGATTCTTCTAAAGATAATTTTATAAAATGGGCAAAGTCTTTGCCTTATGCTAATGAGTTAATTTTTTATGATGAAGAATAATTCTTTTCTAATTTGAAAAATAAAAAATATTATATTATAATAAAATTATAAAAATTAAGAATTGAAAAGGAAAGAATTATATGACTAAAAAAGAAAAATTTATTAATTGTATTCAAACAGAAATTTTTGATAATCCTGACATTTATTCTGAAAACTGGGAAGCGGATTGGGGCGATATATGTTCCTTTTGGGAAGATTATAAGAAATGTCTTGCGCCTCCAAAAGATATGACTGAAAATGGTTTAAAAGTTCTCACGTGGATGCAGGAACATATAGAGGAAATGTCTAATGTTTTCACAGCAAAAGAAATAGGAGAAGGGCTTTTTACATCTGGTCGTTCTATTTCAGGTTCTATGAAGAAATTAGTTAATGATGGATATGTAGAAAAAATTGGGAAAAACCCTGTTCAATATTCTCTTACAGAGACTGGAAGACTGTATCACATTGACAACTAAAAAAATTTTTATTATAATATAAGAGTAAAAAGTTGATAAAGAAAGGTAAGTAAATATGAAAAATAAGGCAAATTTTATTAACAGAGAAAAAATTGAAGGTTACGTATATAGTACAGGTAGTGGTTTTAATCAACTTTCAACAAGAACCGCTGGGGAGAAAGCGAAAAACCCTGGTGCTGAATATATTGCGGGCGATCTTGATATTGCCGTAGATGAGAATGGTTTAAATGTAATTACTGTACATTATTCCTATGTTACACCTCAGACAAAGAAAGGGACTCCTAACAGTACATATGCTACTTTAAAGAAAATTATTGATAGTCCTGATAGAACATGGCTGACAGGTGGTAAAGAAAATGCTATTAAAGTTCAGTGTACTGGCGTTGCTATCGCAGTAAATGACTTTATTGCTTCTGATGAAACAAAAGTTGCCGCACTTAGAAATGAAAATGGTTTCTGTAGTATTGTAAATGACCTTGGTCCAGAGTCCGATAGAAATACTTTTATGACAGATATGCTTATTGCAAAAGTTACTCATGTAGATGCTAATGAGGAAAGAGGTATTAAAGATGATTTTACCAGAGTTAGTGGTTGCATTTTTGGATATGGAGCAGAAATTCCTACACTTATTCCTGCAACTTTTGTAGTTCGCAATCCTGGTGGAATGAATTATTTTGAAGATCTTGAAGTAACTCAGAAAGACCCTGTTTTTACAAAAGTATGGGGACGTATTAATTGCATGACTGTGAAAACTGAAAGAGTTGAAGAGTCTGCATGGGGAGAAGCTATGGTTACTTCTTCTGAGCAAAAAAGTCGTGAATATGTTATTACTGGAACTGCAAAAATTCCTTATGATTTTGGAAATGATGATGTTCTTACAGCTGAAGATGTCAACAAAATGAATCAGAATCGTCAGATTAAACTTGCAGAAGTTGAAAGCAGATTCAAAGAAAATCAGAAAAATGCTACAACTACAAGTAGTCTTCCAACCGAGAGTGTTCCAGTTGCTTCTGGTGACTTTAATTTTGATATGAGTAATTGGTAATTAGAGGGGTTATACCCCTCTAACCACATAGAAAGGATAATGTATGGCAATTGATATTTTTAATATTTAGCCGCATCAGGTAAGTAGAAATCTTCGTGGATATTCTATATTCTTTTATGGAGAACCAAAGAGCGGCAAGACAACAACTGCATCAAAGTTTTAGAAAAATTTACTCTTAGCTTTTGAAAAAGGATATAATGCAATTCCAGGAATTATGGCACAGCCTATTAATAACTGGGCGGACTTTAGAAAAGTTCTACGCCAATTAAAAGACCCAAGAGCTAAATAGAAATATTATACAATTACTATTGATACCTGTGATATAGCTTATGATTATTGTACAAAATATATTTGTGATAACGCTCCAAGAACACAAGAACAAGGTGGTGGATTTGGAGTAGACAGTATTAGTGATATTCCTTTTGGTAAGGGATACAGCATGGTATCAAAAGAATTTGATGAATGTTTGCGTTCTATTGTAATGATGGATTATGGACTTATTCTTATTTCTCATGCTACTGATAAAGTTTTTAAAGATTAGAATGGAAATGAATATAATAAAATTGTCCCAACTCTTGACAAAAGAGCCAATAACATCGTTGCAAGAATGTCTGATATAATCGGTTATTCAAGAATTGTTACTGATAAAGAAGGTAAAAGTTCCACTAAGTTATTTATGAGAGGAACTCCAAGATATGAAGCTGGTAGTCGTTTTAAATACACTCCTCCATATATTGATTTTTCTTATAATAATTTAGTAGATGCCATTAGTGAAGCTATTGATAAACAAGCGGAAGAAGATGGCGAACAGTATTTTACTAATGAAAAAAGTAATCTTTATCAAGATACAACAAAAGAATTGAATTTTGATGACATTATAGGTAAATGCAATAGTTTAATCAAATCAATGTTAGATAATTATTCTGAGTCAGGCGTTTTTGATAAATACTACCAACCCCGAATTACTCAGATTATTGAGCGATACTTAGGACGCGGTCAAAAGATAAATCAATGTTCTCGTGAACAAGTAGAGGCCCTGTCTCTGATTTGCGATGACCTACTCCAGCTTTCCAAGGAAACGCCGTCAGAATAATATATATATGATAAGACTTGCCAAAGTAATTTGACAAGTCTTATTTTTTTTATTATAATATAATATATAGAAAAAATTAGGAGATTTTTATGGCTCATAAAGTAATTTGTTTTTATTGTAGACAACAATTTGATAGAGATAAAGAACCTACAAAACAAGTTTCTGCTCGTAGGTACGCACATCTAAAATGTTGGGAAGAACATATTGCTAATATGTCTCAAGAAGAAAAAGACATGATAGCTTTTTATGAGTATACTAAACAATTATTTGGAGAAGATTATAATTATACTTTAACTAAAAAATTAGCAGAAAGATATATAAAAGAAAATCATTATACTTATCATGGTATGTTAAGTAGTCTAAAATGGTATTATGAAAAAGAAGGACATTCAACAGAAAAAAGTAACGGTAGTATAGGAATTATTCCTTATATCTATCAACAAGCTAAACGCTATTATTATATGCTTTATCAAGCACAATTAGTAAATCAGCAAAAGAATATTCCAATTTTTATTTTGCCAAAAGAAAGAGTTATAAATATAAAATCTCCACGAGTAGATGTGCGGCCGCCGCGAATGTGGTTTGAAGGAGAGGACGAATAATGGGTTCAAAATATGTTGATACTTCAGCAAATATGCAGGTAATAGGTGATGTATTTATTAATCCATCTTTATTAGATTTAGAGGATAAATATAAATTTAATGAACAAGACTTTCCGCAAGAGTTTCATAAAATTTTATTTGGGTCTATTTATAATCTGCATCAATTAGGAGCAAAACAAATAACAATAGATGATATAGAGAAATATTTAGAGCAAAGACCAAAAAAATATGCTGTATATAAAATAAATAAAGGGTCAGAATATTTAGCTAATCTTAAAGAAATGTGTCAACTTGCGGCTTTTGATTATTATTATAATCGAATGAAAAAAATGACATTATTAAGAATGTATAATAAATCTGTAGGAATGGATTTATCTTGGCTTTATGACCCAGACAATATATTAGATGTAAAAAAGAAAGAAGCGCAAGAAACATGGTTTGATAATACTTCTATTGGAGATATAGCTAATGTTATTAACGATAGAATAGAAAAAATTAAAGCAAAATATGTCGATAACTCAGAAGATGGAGTTATTCAAGCGGGAGAAGGCGCGGCAGCTCTTTTACAAAGATTAAAAGATAATCCAGAAGTTGGTTATCCTTTATATGGAAAATTGATTAATGCAGTTCATAGAGGAGCCAGATTAAAAAAGTTTTATTTGCGATCTGCGGCTACGGGTGTAGGAAAGACTCGTTCTATGATTGCGGATGCTTGTTTTATAGCTTGTGATAAAATTTATAATCTTGAAACAAGAAAATGGGAAGACAATGGAACTTGTGAACCTACTCAATTTATAACAACAGAACAAGAAGAAGATGAAATTCAAACAATGATGATTTCTTTTCTTTCTGGGGTTAATGAAGATCATATCTTAGAAAACACTTATACCGGCGATGAATGGGAGCGTGTTAATGAGGCCGCCGCAATTCTTTTAAAAAGTCCTTTATATATTAAAAAGTTACCAGATTTTTCATTACAAGATATTGAAAATACTATAAAATTTGGTATTCGACAATATGGTATTAGATATGTCTTTATGGATTATATTCATTCCAGTATGAAGATTCTTAGTGAAATTAGTTCAAAAGCGGGTGTCAAAGGACTTAGAGAAGATAATATTCTTTTTATGATTAGCGTTAGATTAAAAGACCTTTGTAATCAATATGGTGTTTTTATCATGTCCGCTACTCAGTTAAATGCTGATTATGTTTCAGCACAACAATATGATCAAAACCTTTTAAGAGGTGCTAAAGCTATTGCGGATAAAATTGACTGTGGTATGATTATGTTACAAGTTAGTCAAGATGATAGAGAATCTTTAAAAAACATTATAGATACAATGGGTATTGAAATGCCAAGTATAAAGATTTCTGTGTATAAAAATAGGCGCGGCCGCTATAAAGATATATTACTTTGGTGTAGAGCTGATAGAGGAATTTGTAGAATTAATCCTATCTTTGCTACTAATTATAATTATGAATTGATTAGTATTGAAGATTTAAAAATTAATGTTATGCCAATAGAGGAAAGTGCATTTTAAAGGAGAAGATATGGTTACAATAGAAATAGAAATGCCTAAAAGTTGTAATAATTGCCCTATGTATGACGATCGTTGGGATTATCCTACTTGTTATATAACTGATAAATCTATGGGGTATAAATTTAATATATTTGATAAACGTATGCCACATTGTCCTTTAAAAGAGATAAAAGAAAAAAAAGATGTATAAATACGATAAAGATACTTTAAAAGAAAATTTAACAATAGAAGAAGTATTTGACTTAGTTAGCGAATTAGGCGGTGAACCTATTATGGGAAATGGATTGTTCACCGCCCGCACTATCTGTCATGGCGGAGATAGCCATAAACTTTATTATTATTCTAATACACATTTATTTCATTGTTATACAGGATGCGGAGACGCATCATTTGATATATATGATTTAGTTTTAAGAGTTAATAATACTGCGGGAGTTGAAAATTTTTCTCTTCCACGCGCTATTGCCTTTGTTGCAAAATATTTTGGTTATACACCAGAAACTTTTGATTTTGAAGATAATCAAGAAACCACTGAAGATTGGAAAATTATTAATAATTTCA